ATCAGGAACAGTCCTACTCTGACAGGATCGCACTCTGATAAATGGGAACCGGACTATATCCTAAGCTAACGGAATTGCTTATCGCAGCTGGTTGCTATTTTGACCGGCAGGGGAAAGGAAGCCATGAGATATGGTTCAGCCCTGTAACCCAAAAGAAGTTCAGCGTACCTTACACTATCGTGTCGCCACATACCGCGAACGGAATTTTGAAACAGGCAGGTCTGCCAAAGAACTTCTGACTAAGCCCGCGTTGCGGGCTTTTTTGTGACTCCTTTCTGGTTCGATCCTCAAACACCATACCTGATATTTTGGTAATAACACTCGATTAATTATTACCAAAATGGTAAATTTACAACCCATTTCCCTTGTGCCATAGTGATCGGGCATCGGCAAAATCCGGTGCCGGGATTGGCGTCCCGGATAACTAAACGGCGCACAACACGCGCACTGCGTGTTTTTTTGTGCACGCGCTCTGACGCACCTATCCAATGGTGGGCTGGGCGGGGGTCCGAAAGGACGCCGGTATCCGTTTAGGCCGGTACGCCAACTCCGTTCAGTTCACCACCAGTAATTGGCGTTGCGGTGGTGATAACTCTACTAAGCGGGGTATCACAATGAACACCAAACCTTCTATTTTCAATTTCGAATCCGACTCAGCTATTCGCGCCATTATGATCGATGGAAATCCTTGGTTTTTTGCATCCGATGTTTGCCGCGCGATTGGCATCGCAAACCATCGTGATGCAGTTCGCAAACTTGATGATGATGAGAAGGGCGTCGGCTCAACCGACACCCTTGGTGGTGAGCAGGAATCAGTTATCATCTCTGAGTCTGGCCTCTACACTCTTATCCTCCGCTGCCGCGATGCGGTGACGCCGGGCACCATCCCCTACCGCTTCCGCAAGTGGGTAACCAGCGAGGTGCTGCCGCAGATCCGAAAGACTGGCCGCTACGTTCGGGAAGAACTCTCCCAGGCTGATAAAGCCCGCATGCTGGCGCAGGAGATGACCAGCAGCATGTTGCCGGCGATCATGGATGCACTGCAGGTCGAGCAGAAGCATTACACCTTCCCTCTTAACCGACGTTATCAGGATCACATCCATTCACCTGATGGCCTGCGTGAACTGGCGAAAAGCTCAATGGTGATGAAGCTGCTCCGCGAACTCGATGCTGATGGGCATGACGTATCCGGCGCGGCGGCGGAGGTCACGGCCATGCTCAGCTACATTGTTGGTATCGGCACCGTACTGCGCGACATAGAGACGCATGCTCAGTACGTGATGGCTAAGGCCAAGGGTTACTGAAGCTGCTGGAGAAGGTAACAGTAGATAACAGATCGGTAGATGCAAGCCCGCAATGCGGGCTTTTTATGCGCTTTGTTGTGACATGTCACGCAACGCAGTTGTTTCCTCTCCAAGAGACATTTTTGATTATTTTATCACTGCCGAATTCGACATAAATTGTGCAGCTAAAATTAATAGAGTAACCGCCATCAGTTGTGGCGTAGGTATTTGAATATACAGTATTACCTATAACGTTTGAAGTTGTATTATATGTTGTAGTTTGAGGAACATTGTAAGTTCCAGAGTTTGAGTAGACGTACACTCTGTTGCCATCTGGAGATGTTAACTCCCCTGTCGGATACCCCCATTGTTGAACCATTGAGTCAATTGTTTGCCCGCGCCATGAGAGCATGTTACGCTCAAACTGAGCCGATGTTTGGCAGCCAGACAATACCATTGCGATAAAAATTACTGCTAATCCTCTTAACAATTTTTTCTCCTTATTAGGTAGTCATTATGAAATCTAAAATGATAACCTTCTTTTTAAGATTGACTGTTTTAGCCGTCTTTATATTAGCTTTAAATATAGTTATTTACGGCATACCAAGAATATTTGGCATGCCATGGATAAACTAGTTGCCCACCGCCTTCCCTAAATCTGGCGCTCTGCGTGGCGCAGTATCGCCAGGCTCCCACCAACTCGTTGTGTTGAATTCCCGCTGAGCGCGGTCCCTAACCCGGTCGTTGTACCCTGGGTTTGCCATCTCCTGAAGCTGCTGCAGGATCAGGTGATTGGTGATCGCCTTAGCATACCAGAGGTTGGCAAACGGGGTGATCATACGAGCGGTCTTTAGCGCATCGGCGCCGAAAGAAGTATCTTCTCCCTGAAGCGCTTTCTGTGGGTTGGTGATCAGCAACTTTGTCAGCTGTTCGGCGAAACTCAATACCGGACCGCCAATTGTGGCCGCGATGCTTGACCCATATTGCGTGTGATCCTGGAACAGGAAATCACCATAGATACCGAACGAACCGCCTTTCAGCAGCGCCTGCACCCAGGTAGTCGGCTTTGTCATGTCCAGCGGGTCATTGCCTGTCAGCAGGCTGTTCATCTGGTTAGCAAACATCCCGGCCAGCGTCGTACCCGCAATATAGGACGCCAGGAATTTGATAGCTGGCACCGTATCAAGATCCTTGGAGCGGTTAACCAACTGGCGAAAACCAGCGAACGGCGTGGTTTTAAAGAGCATGAAGCTTTTAAGCAGCTGGCCGGCATCATCGCGGGCGTAGGTATCAAGCCCGGTGGCCGTTGTCACTGCGCTGGTCATCTCACCGTGAGTGATCCCCAGCAATTTCTGAGCAGCTTCCGCCCGGGCGTTACGCACCATGCGCGTAATCGTCTGCTCTGCCTCTGCGTCGAATGCTTCCTTCATCCGCTTCAGGCGTTCAGGTGACATATCGCCAAGCGCTGCCAGTGCCGTATCACTACCGGCGCGCACCTGGGCGATCCTGTCAGCCATAATATTGGTGATCACCTCATCCGGAACGGCGTAAATAGCGTCCGGCGTCATGCCCATATGTCCGGCTGTAGTCATTGGCCGCAACTCTGCTGCTGCCATGATAGCCCAGTCCTCATTACTCCATCCCTTATTTGCCAGGATGGTTTTATCTGAGCCCTTAACTTCATCCAGGGTCTTAAATTTGCGGGTTAGCTCGCCAATGTTTTTATACATCAGCAGGCCGAATGACGCCTTGTTTGCCCGGTCCATTGCAATCAGCCCTGACCACTTCAGGGTTTTCTCAGCAAACCAGCCGGTAATGCCGCGAGACAGATCAAACCCGCCCATCTTCGATACGACAGCAGCATGCGAATCTACAAGCAGGCCAAGCTCTGCATTCGCGCGCTTCGCATCGCCGTTAAACAGGTTCCTCAGCGTATTTGCAGAGAGCCGCATACCATTACGGTCAAAGCCCAGAGCCTGCGCATTCGCGCGCATGATAGCCTGATCGCTGGTTGCGGTCAGAACGCTGGTACCGAGCATGGCGCTGGTCATAAGGTTGCGGAGACCGCCAACAGCCGACGTGAATACGCTCGATGTGGCCGCGCCATTAAGGCCGGCCATTGAGTTAAACATGCGCTCGACCATCTTGCGCTCATCGTTCATCTTGCCGACTTCCTTCCCGCCAGTCACCGCACGCTGATATACACGGTCCAGCACCAGGGAAAAGTTTCTTGCAGCATCAGGTCCGAATGCTTTCACCACCCCAAGATCGCGCGAAGAAGACTGCAGGTGCGACATCATCACGCCAGCAACCGGCTGCTGAGTGTAGCGCTCCATGTAGGCAAAATGGGATTGGGCGTCTTTAAACGCCATCACCCTGCTCTGGGATCCGCGGTTCTTTATCCCGCCGGTCCCCATGAATGCGCCCGGGTCGATTTTGTTGGCACCGTCGGTGGCCTTCGTTTCAAAGATCGCTTCCAGCGCCTGGCGATACTCTATGTCATTCATCGGGCTGCCGTCAGGATTAACGTAATTGCTGCGATCCTGGGTGTTGTAAACGTCGTCCACCCATGCCTGCCGCGCAAACTCAATCGGCGGCTGGCGGCCAGAAAGCCTCGCCTTAGCCTGTTCTGCCAGCGGCAAAGATGCCAGCCACTCATCGCGCCCGGCGTTGCGGATAAAATCGGCGTCATCTACATACGGCAAATGCCAGTCGTCGCGCAACCCGATATCAAAACCGTTGTCGTTCATCTCCTGCCGGGCTCGGCTGGTTACGTCGCTCCAGACTTTTGCGATCTTCTTCGCCTGCGGGTTACCGGTATCTTCACCATACAGCTCTTTCAGGATCTGCAGTTGTGCAGACTTAGCCGCCTGCTGATCGAAAAAGCTGCGAAAACGCTGCTCACCAAGGGCCTTGCTTTGCTCGAAGAATTTTCGAACGTCATCGCCGGCTTTGAGCATTTCAGCGCTGAGCTGGCGTGACCAGTCCTGATAGGCGCCTGTCGCCAATTCCTCAGCAGAAGTGACATTGATGTCAGGATCCTTGCCGAAAATCTTCGTGCGGCGCCCGGCAAATATAAACTGCTGCAAATTGGCGGGTGTCTGCTGTTCTGGCGGGATATTCGCATCGAGGGTGTCTGTTACCCTGCTGATTGCCAGCGCGTTCTGTGCGACGCGCTGGCGCTTCTTATAGACATCATGCACAACGCGCTGACGCACAAGCTCAGCGGCCTCCATGTACGTCTGTGCATCAGGGATACCAGTCTTTCCTTCCCTGGCGTTTTTCCGGTGAACGTCGCGCACGGCCTCTTTTATCCGGTCTTCAATATTTTTCAGCTCATCAGCCTTGGGCTGGCGACCCAGCGTCTGGGCAATGGCTTCAACACATGCCTGTTTCATTATGGGTTCCTCAGGAAGCACGCTGCTGCAACGGAATAAACTTTCGACTCTGCCTGTACGGTCTGGATCTGGTCGTCAAATTCAGACAGAACATCAGAAAGTTTTGCTGGCTGTCCGGTGTCAGGGTGCGCGATCGTTAATTCTGGATTCGCAGTTGCCATATCACGTGCGGCCATCAGGTCGTAACTGTTTGATGAAATCGCCTGGCCGGTGTCAGGATCAACACTGACCTGCCCGCCAGTTTCGTCGGCTGCCGTAAATGCACTTTCTGCGCGCGGCGCCGGAGCTTCTCCAGCCAGTTCTGACGGCGTTTCATACCTGACACCATTCTCTTCGAAAACCTGCTGCATTGCATGGTACTGCTCGTTTGCTGATTCCAGCATGCCGGGCCGCGTCGGACCATCCAGCCCACGGGCCATCATTCCGATGTTCACCGGTTGCCCGTCAGAAAGCTGGCGATACGCTTCATCCATGGCCGACACATGGCTGTTGATACTTTCGTTGCTGGCATGCAGAACAGGGGCCGACTCGATGTCGTAATAAAGCCCCTCGTTCAGAGTGTGGGCCGCATCGATGTCGCTAGGTTTAATTTCTGTCTCACGCACCAGGCCACGCATACTTTCAGGGATGATCCCCTGCTGAATACGGGACAGATCAGCGCGGGCCTCATAAAACTGACCGCCCTGCTGATGTGGCGCAAGAGTGTCGCGGGCATTCTGAAGGCGCTCTCTGGCAGTAGCGAGCTGGTTGGCTATGTCATCAAGCTTCGCCCTGTTTTCAGCATAATAACGGCGATTAGCGCCACCGCTTCCGGTTGGTGCTGCATCTCGGATGGCTTTATCCTGAGCCTCAAGTTTCGCTACTGTACGCTCACCATTAGCAATTTCTGACTGCCACACCTTCCTGTCACCACGGGATAAAAGTTGATCTGCGTTCTGCTGCAATTCATTCATTCGCGATTCGTAGGTAACCTGCGGCACCTCTGGCGCAGTAGGGCCATCACCTAACGGGGAAGGTTGCGGTGCTGCCTCATTTCCCGGTGACGGTGAAGAAGTTTCTTCAGGAACGCTCTGAACCTCTGCCGCGGGGATCGGCGCTTCGGTATCTGCCGGAGGTGGTGTATCAGCATTTCGCGAGGCCAGGTGATGAGCACCACCAAAGGCACCGCCAAGCACAGCGTCAACCAGCATCGCCTGCCCATCAAATACCCGGTACTGCTTCGCCATATCGGAATAGCCTTTCTCCTCCAGTGTTTCGCCAACTGAATAACGGTTAAGGCCACCAAATCCTGTGTTGATTGCGACGCCTGACGCGATGCGCGTGGCCAGCGTCGTACCGATAGCAGCGGGAAGCGCCATGCCTGCGGCATTGAAGGAGCTCTGTTGTGCAGCCAGATTACGCGCCGTTGACTCGTCTACACCTTTGGCTCTGAAGTCCTGATATGACTGTTCATAGGTAGAGCCAAAAGCCGTGGCGGCGCCGACCGTAGGGCCGCCGATGATTGAGGCACCAATCGCTGGCGCAAACTGGCCGAGCCCATAAAGCACCTCTGCGGCCGTACCCTGACTGCCGGCGTCTGGTTTCACATAACCAAGCATTTCCTGCAACTGCTTACCGATCGTGTCGTAGGTGTCATTAAGGGTTTTATCAGCATCAGGGAACATAACGCGGAAAATGTTAACCGTCGGCGCCACATCTGCTGTAAATGCGGGATCGCTGATTAGGCGCTTGCTGAATCCCACAGCTGATTGAGCAAGACCAATTGTTCCACCAATCAACCCGCGTACAGGTGCGGAGGCTGCCCCCTGAAAAAACGTCGGATCGTAGTCTTCTGGCCGCGCCGGATTAGCCGTCGTTTTATCGTCCGTCCATGCCTGGCCTTCAGGAGCCAGAGAAAATACATCAGCCATTATTCAACCCTCACGACTATTGCCTGATTTGTTTTTGGGTCTGTCGCCCAGCGCCCGCTGCCGCTCACCAGGCGATACTGGTTATTACCAATGTTCACCGGCGTAAAGTTTGAAGCGGCATTTTCATTCAGCCCGGCGTCTTTCAGCGCCTGCTGTGCCGCCACTGTGTAGCGATCCTTGAAAGTAGATTTATCCATGCCGAACGGCATTACCACATCACCACCATTGAAGCCTTTGTAAACCCCGCCGGTGGCGTATTGCGCGGCCTTCTCGACCACATCAGAATTAGCCGCATCGGTGCGGGTCATCGCGGTATCGCCAGACTGGTAAGCGATCCCGGCGTAAGCGGATTTGAACAGGCTATAACTCAGCTGTCTGGCCTGCGGGTTATTGGCAAATGCATTGCCAACCTGATCATCAAACGCACGCTTCAGCTTATCCTCGCTGGGTAGTTGAACCGGTGTGATCCCGGCATCTTTCATGCCCTTCGTGGGGTTAAGCAGTTGATCACCGGCCAGGATAACTTTAGAGACATCATATTTATTCATGGTCGGCTTGTAGCCAATAAACTGGCTGTACGCGATCGATGGCTTCGTGTTGTCGTACTGATTATCCGGAGTACCGAGCAACAGCGCAGAGTAGGCGGTTGCCGCGCTGCTCGGTGCAATGGCTGACGCAACCTGTCGCATCGCGGGCGCCGGAAGTGTCTCGCCCATGTTCTGCAGGAGCTTTATCGTCTGGTCGACATTTTGCGTTCCGCGTACCTGCTGAGCCAGAGCATTAGCCTCTTCACTGCTTAGTATCGGGGCATTGATTCCAAGCTCACGCAGCCGATCCTGAGATGAAAAGCGGTTGGCTACTTCAGCAGTGATATCGTTTGGATTGTTACTTGAGATAGGCTTATAGGCGCCGATATCCACCGCGGCATTGAACGGATTATTCTGGCGCTGGCTGATCACCTTCGTAGCGGCGGCTGATACCTGGTCGAATAATTCAGCTCGCGATGCATAGCCCTCCCCGGTCTGTTCCGGCGTCGGCTTCAACTGGTTGACGTATGCCGTGATGCTGCTGGTAGGCATGTTGCGGAATGAGCCAATGTACTGCCCGGCAATCTGCGTATTCCTGAATTCGGTGTAACGCTGGTTTCCCTCCCGCACGCCGTAGGCAGCAATAAAATCAGCTTCCCCTGGCGGGTTTGGGAACTCAACACCTCGCATGTAAGCCGCGGTGGCGTCGCGAACCTGGCTATCGATAGCCGTTCTGTATTCGGCCTGCTGCTGCCGACGGATCTGGTCAGCCTGGCGCAGAAAAGTGGCCTGCGCTTCCGGCGTTGCGGCGTCGAATGCTGCATTGCCGGTGTAGCGTTTATTGCTGGTTGGCAACTGAGAGAGTCCCAGCGCGGCGCTGACGCCGGTTGATAGCTGGTCAGGACTGTATGGTTGCGTGCCATTTTCATGTTTGATGATGGCGGCACAGAGCGCCTGCAGCGTATCAGGGTTTGATGCATCAAGCGGCTGGTTTGCCGTTACGCCTAACTGCGCGCAAACCGCTTTGATGTATGCGGCCGTGTCGTTATTGTCAGACGGCGGCGCCCAACGGTTAATGATCTCGCCAACGGTATCAATCCCCTGCCGCTGGTAGGATATGAGGTTGCGGCCCAGCGCGCGGATCCCATGCTCTGGAGTCTCGAATTTTGCAAACCGGCCATCACTACCAGTCTGCCCTACCCATGGGTTTGATGAGCTGGCTTCGAGGTTCCCCGGGTTGTTGTTGCGGATACCCCTGGTATCGCCGCTATCACCTTTCACATAATACTGATCTTGCTGCTCATGCAACTTTTCAGCATATGCAGTCGCATCATCAGGATTATCAAATATTCCAAGGTGCTTTCCTGTTTTTTCATATAGCGCGATTGCTTCATCATCTGAAAGTAATTTACCGTCATCACTGACCGTTGGTATCAGGACTTCACCTGCATCAGTGCCTATGGAAATAGTTCTTACCGTGCTGATAGTACCATCTTCGTTTTTTACAGATGGTCGGTTGAATAAGTTAATGTTCCCCTGGGTAACCATTCCTTTCGTAGATGATGGCTCACCACCATAAGGGTTAACAGTAGCCCGCCGTGAACCGGCGGCCGTATCGCTCAGCTCACCGTTGCTCTGAATGAATCCGATCGCGTTATTTGCTGACCACTGAGAAAGCGCGCCATCAGCTACCTTCTCTTTGAATTCCACCTTTTTGGCCTGGATCTGCTCAGGGCTCCACCCATGTGCAGCGCCGAAGCTTTCTATTTGCTGAAACGCCTGCTGATTAGCCAGCACATAGTTGGCGTTATCGCCATACATTGCCGAAGCGGTTTTGGCGCCGGTGGTCAGCGTTGCCTGGAACTGCCCCTCTTCATACGCATTGAGCTGCCCTATCTCATGCCGGCCAGCCTGAGACGTAAACTGGATGCGCTGCTGCTGAGCCTGCTGCAGGAATCCCTGACGCGCCGACTCCGGCAACTGCATCGCCAGCTCCTGAGCCTTTGCGTCAAAGAGCTGGGTGTATTCCTGCCCCTTGCCAAGAGCGTTTTTACCCTGCAGGTTAAGGAGGCCATTCTGCGGGTTGGTCATCAGATCGCTTGCGGTCTGCGTCAGTTGCAGCGAAGCATCCTGTGCCATAGCGACATCAGCGCGCTGTTTAGCCTGGCCGAATACGTCAAGCGCCTGGCTTCCTGCGCTCAGTAGCGCATCGCCGGCGTTTGGTTGATCGAATGCCTGAAATCCCTGAGTGGAAACGCCGCGGCTTTCAACCTGACGCCCGGCGACTGTTGGTACAACTGGCATAGTTTTCTCCTTATCGACCGGTAGGTGTGCCGACGGCAGCAGAAATTGGTGCGGCCTTGCTCTGCGTGAACGGGTTCCAGGTTCCGCCGAATGACTGATAAGCGCCATAGGCTTTCAGTGGCGCAGTAAGCAGCGTTGTCGCCGCGCCGATAGTTCCTGAGCTTTTAGCCGCGCTTGCCTGCGCTTCATAGTTAGCCGCCTGCGTCTGATATCCGTATGCTTCTCGCTGAGCATTATTGACGGTAGTCAGAGCATCCAGTGCGCCAAACTGCGCCGTATCCCCGAAAATATCCAGCGCAGATCCTGAGCTCATATCAGCACCAGTTGCGCCCATTATTGCCGCCTGCGTGCCCTGCCGCTGCCGGGTCTCACGACGGCGCTGATCAGCCTCCGCGTTACCGCGATTTATGGCGTCATTAGCCTGGGCAGTTGCAACATCAGCATTCTGCTGAGCAACCGCGGCAGTATATTTACCCTGCTGATACTGGTTATATGCAGACAGGCCGCTGAGCGCTAAAGTCGCGCCGGCGGCAATAGTCGGATCACACATCAGTTTTTCTCCATGTAAAAGCGGTGGAACGGCAGGCCGAGCACACCATACGGCGCCGGGTCTTCCAGGGTAAAACCGAGCCAGTGCAGCCACGCCTTTGCGACGTGGTTACGGGCATCGACATAATTTTCGAGATACGGATAGACGGACAGCATTGCAGCAACCACCTTCCGGCAGCGGCGCAGAAATGTTCGCTGATAGCGCTCCAGATCATCCGTGCCGACAAGCCAGGGGATCCCGCTGCCGCCAATCATTGAAGCGGGCGCCACGCCAAAGACAGTGACAACGCGGCCGTTTATCAAGCCGGCACAACAGAAGGTTGATGTGCGAAGGCCACATTCCAGAACACGGGCAGCACTCCAGCCATTCGTGGCGGCAAACTCTTCGATGTCTGCCAGGCGCACGCGGGGGATAATTTCAGCGATGTGCTCTGCGGTGGCCGGGACTATCTGAGCGTTAATCATTAAAAGCCTCCCACGGTAATGCGAGGGATCACCGCCAGCACAGAAAGCGGCAGCGGGTCAGTCTGACGGATTTTTACCCGCCCATTTTTATCCCAGTTGCTGTCGAGTTTGACCTCTACTTTGCCTGTGGCGTCATCAACCGGATCGTCGTAAAACTCAAACTCGCGCTGAGGGTATTCGTACCACTGGCCGCCTGGAGTTGATGCCCAGATGCCTCGGCTGGCGTTGACCACCAGCGTCACGGAATTGATCAGCTGTTTCTTATCGAGCAGCGTCTCCTGCCCGTTAATATTGATGTCCAGGGTTTCAAACTGGGCGTTAATCGGCAGGCCGATGTGGACCACTGCGCCGGGTTTCTCCAGCGTAACGGCGCCGCCGGTGACGACTTTCTGCGGCTCTACACTGGCGTCGGACAGTACATTGACGGTCTGTCCTTCAAGGTGATCGAGTCCGGCGAATGTCTGGCGGGCCATATACCAGTTAGTGGTGGCGGTATTGCGCAGGACAGGAGGAATATTCCTGTTGGCTGTGACGGTTACCGAGTTGCCGCTTTCAACCGAAATAATGTCGCAGCGCAGCTGCATGGCAACGGCGCTACCATCTTCAGGATCGGTTCCTATGTAGGGGAACTGGATCTGTGCGCCGACGTCTCCCGCGGTAAAATAGCTGGCCCCGCTCATCGTCAGGGTATACGGCACCTGATAACTCCAGTCCCCGCTTCCACCGCTGATAGTGGCCTCCCGGCTGCTGGCATTGCGTCCGTCATAGGTCAGTCCGCTGTCGACAAAGAAAGCGTCAAGGTCATCGGTAAACTGTCGGCTTGCCAGCCTCTCGATATAGCGTTTTGTCTGGCCGTTGATGGTGCGGTTAACCACGAAATAGATCGCATCCTCGCTGCCTTCACTGATACCGCAAGTGCTCTCATATTTCCCGGCACTGGATTGCGGAGACCAGGCGAATACCTGTTGATCACGCAGATAGGTCAGCACCAGCAATTTCCCATCGTCGCGCACGCAGAACGCGCTGGAGAACGGGACAATACAAAACGCCCAGTCGACAATGCTGCGCTTCTGGAAAAGGTGATTAGCGAGGATTGTCAGGTCGTTGCCCTGGAATCCATCAACATCAAACGAGTAGGCCAGATCCCGCACGACGCTGCCCTTCTCCTGGATAAAGAGCGCAATATTCGAAACCGCGATAGGAGGCACATCGCTGCAGCCGTTTGAGCCCTGAGAACTCAGGGAGAATGCAGAAGGCGTAAGCACTTTATTCTGGTCACCGGTCACAACAAACTCACCGCCGGAGGTCAGAACAACCAGCGATCCGACATCGATAAGGTGACGAATTTCGTTAACCTGCCGGCCAGCGTAGGTATAAACGATCCTGTCATCATCCTGCGTCGGGTTGCTCTTGCCGAAGTCTTTATAGTCACCGGTACGGCTGGCCCAGATGGTTTGCGGATACGCAGGGGATGCAGCGAAGTACAGCCTCTGCTGGTAGTAGACGACCGTCGCCGGATAGCCATTGACGCTGTTCCATGCATAGCGCGCCCACTTGTAGCTGGCCTTGTCAGCCCCGACAACGTTCTCAGGGACACGAGAAACAACATCAGCGGTTGCAGTCATCCCGTCACCGGCTACAGCAGTGATCCGCACAATGCCAAAGCCACTATGCAGGTATTCCCATTGCACGCCTGTATCATCATCGCCGGTTCCTCCCCAGCCGTCCCACGCCATACCTTCAGTGTGTGATGGGCGTAACGTCCCGGTTTTTCCTTCGGTATTGGCGCGATAGTAGTTGCTGTCGGCGCGCCGGATATCCTCGATCGATGTGCTCTTGCTTGTTTCCCATACCGGTACAGAGTCAACGGCTGGCTGCTCAAGGTAGAACAGCTTTCCGACCTGCTCGGCGCTGAATATTGCAGAGCTCGAGGTAAGCGTGATTGTGCCAGTGGTGGCGCTGGCCCAGACAGTTTTGGACTCGTCGACGTTGATATCTTCAAACGGGCCGTTAGTTGTCTGCACATCGACGATCTGCCAGTTGTCATGCGCGTAACGGCGCAATTCTTTAGGCGGATAGGAAGGATGCACGATCGTCATCACGTCGGCGCTTTGGGTGAATTTCAGGCCGAAAACATCATTTTCTGTATAAGGCGTCGCCAGCTCGTAAATCACATCGCCGGTGGTCAGCACCAGGCCGCCGTCTTTGATGACGCGCATGTAATTGTGGCCAAACTCCAGCGCATAGGTCTGCACCGTCGAAAACTGGAAAGGTATCAGGCGACATTTGCGATCCGGGTATTTTGCCGCGGCGATGAACTGCGTGCCCGGGCGGTTCTCTACCCCGCCATACTGCCGCACAATAAAGTTATCGCACTTGCGCAGCGCCACCTGGTACTTTGCCATATCGATGCGGCCATAGAGCGATGGAGCAATTTCGCCACCTGAGAAGCTCGGTTGTATCCAGCTAATAGATGCTGGGTAATGCGGTCTGGCCATCAGCACATCCTCGCTACGGTAAACGGATCGTCAGACATTTGCGGTTCCTGCGATTCGTTCATGCTGTGAGAGCCAGCACTGAGGATGATCCGGCTATACATGCTCAGGGCGTTATTGCCGAGGTCGGCATTACCCGTGAGAACCATGTTAATAGCCGCGGCCAGGCGCCAGGATAGAGCCTCCTGGAAGATGGAATCGAACATGTTCACGTCGGTGATGCGGGCAACATACCGAAGCCAGGCCTGCGGCAGATCGGTGTAAATCAGTCGCCCAGTGCCGGCGCTATCCGCGCCGACCACATACTGCACGCGCATAGCAGCCGTCGGATACCGTACGCCAGGAAGCGGGATCTCAATAATACGGAGGCAGTCAGTGGGATAGGTATACGCATAATCCCAGTCCTGCGGCGGATTGTTGGTGTCAGCCAGCGCGATATTCTTGGTCGCAAAATTCCAGTCAAAGTCGGCCAGCACAGCATCGCGAATCGACTCGTAATACAGGGAGCATTGCCCGGCTTCTTTGCTGGCTTCTTCCAGACTATTGATGCTCCGGTTATTACCGATGTTGCTTAGCGCCCGGTTGCAGATCTCAATGACAGAGGCCATTACTCGCCCCCTTCACCGTAAAGCGTCTGCGCCGCCGTCTTCGGCGCCTCACCTGAAACAGGCGCCAGCGCCATATCGGTGATTTGCAGATCCGCGCTGCGGAAAGTGCCATCGTCGCCTTCACGCGCCGAAATACCCTTAATCACTGCTTTTGCGGTGATCATCACCTCAGTGCCTACATTCTGCGGCTGCGCTTTCAGCTTGTTCAGGGTGTCATTGTTCAGCGTGATGCACAGCCCCCACGGATATTCGTCGCGGGTTTTGGTCTCGCCGCTTTCATCCTGGTAGCTGTCGGTGCCGGTTTTGAGATTGACCATTTCCATAGAACGCTCCTACAAGAAAGGGGCCGAAGCCCCCTGGTTTATTCTGAGGCTCAGACGCCTAAATCTTTTCGCTTTTCGGCGATCTTCTCGCGCAGCGTTTCGGCTTTGGTGTTGTGATGAGGTTTCTCGTTAAAGAGCAGTTCGTACTCTTCGCGGAGCTTATCCAGCTCGTCATCGCCACCACCGCCTTCGTTCAGCGGCTCAGGTTTAACGACGGCGGGAGCCACAACCTTTTGCGTTGCCTTCGCCTTTGCTTCCTTCGCCGCTTCATTCAGCGGCTCCAGCGCCGAGCCAGGCACCCCGTCATACTCAATCTCTGAACCCTCCGGCCAGAGGTTGTTATGGATATGGGACAGACGCAGCACGCGGTATTTTGCTTTTTCAGCTGACATCGATATCTCCTTAGCCGGTCACTTTAGAGCGGGTTGGGTACGGGGTATTCGTATCAACGTCCAGGTTGATACCGGAGGTGAACGCGCCAGCAGTCAGCGGGCCGGTGGCTACGGAGTAGTTCACACGCAGATAGCGCTGAACGCCCGCCGGTACCTTCGCCGACACAACGCGCTTACCAGCTTTAAGCGCTGCCAGAGCCAGGGCGCCGCTGTCATAAATGGTCGTCCAGGTGCTGTTGTCAGGACTGGTCTGCAACTGCACGTTGACGGTAGCGGCGCCAGCAGCGGTAGCCGTGGTGTTAACGAGAGCCCAGAACTCCAGCGGATAACCAACGCCGATATCACGGCGGGTGCCGTCGACAGGCGCCAGGTCAATCACATCGGTAGAAGCAGCAGTAGCCGTAACCGCCTGCGCTTCGGAGAACATCAACAGTTTGTCG